GCAACAGAATACTATGTAACCACAAAATTAGGAAATAAAATAAAATATGCTATTTCGGGACTAACTAATGTCGTAGTCTCTTTGGATAAGTCTTCTGTATTTTCTGATAAATCTATCGGTATAATAGTAACTTACAGCACTGAAACTAATACTAATACACTTAAAATAACATTACCTAAATAATTACATGAATCAGCCCATTAATTTAGTAGATTTAGATTTCAATAATTTAAAATCAAATTTGGTTTCGTATCTAAAAACTACGAAAGTTGGACAAGAATTTGATCTGGATAGTAGCGATACTTCCATTGATATGATTAATGGGCTTTTGACTTATAATACTCTTATTTGGTTACATTATATTCATGTATTAAATAATGAGTCATTTATCTCTACTGCAAAAAATGTAGAATCTGTTTCTAAATTACTACAAGTAATAGGGTTTACACCACCAACAAAAAAATCAGCAGTTTCTTTAGTTACCTTTACAAAAAATAATAGTTCATTAGCTCAAGTTGATACATTTGCTATACTAAAAGGCAAAAATATAGCTACAAATAACTCGGCAAATTTCTATTATATTGGTCCTAGAATTACTCTTGATTCGACTTCTACTTTAGAATTTTATGCTGGGAAAAAATTAGTTAACAATATTCCTATTCAAGTTGATTTGGATAATCAAGAATATCAAATACCTGATAAAGATATTGATATTAGAACTGTTCTCGTTTCTGTTGATGGAACTTATTGGACTAATTATACTAATATACCTATACTAGGAACAAATGTAAATTCACAAATTTTCTTCTTGGTAAAAAAGGGAGATTATTATTATATTAAATTTGGTAAAAATCTTCAGTCAGAAGACATCAATAGTATTGGTAAAGATATAACCTCAGCTAATGTAGTTATCATTTCTTATGTTATTTCTTCTGGAGAAGCAGGAAATAATGTAACTTTCTCTTCTGTTACAGAATTTTTATCAAATGGATCTCTAAATATTCCTTCTGTTTCGATAACCTCTACACAGTCAAGTGGTGGTTTTGATCAACCGGATATTAACTATTTAAAATATTTGGGGCCAAGATATTACGGATATTCATCTTTAGTTACATCAAGTGATTACGAAGCAGTTATAGCATCATCAGGATATGTTCCTAATGAAACTGATATAGAAAATCAAATAGCAGTTTTTGATGGACAAAATTTTAATTCTGTTTATGGTAAAATTTATTACTCTGTTATAGATTTAACAGCTTCATCATCAGAAATATCTTCTTTAACCACAAAATTACAGGATAAATCTGTTGTTGGATTAACTGTCGTTTATTTGGAAAGCGACGATTTTGTAGGAAATCTTACGCTAAATGCAACGTATGATTCAACGAAAACAAGTAAAAGTAAGATACAATTAAATGCAGAATTGAAAATTGGTCTTGAAAATGTATATGGTATGAACAAATTCAACCATGATATATCTAAAAGCAATCTTGTTTTATTTGTTCTTAATAGAGATCCCGGTCTTTCAATTAATGAATCATCAATTACAATTACATTTGATAAAGTAGTTGATTTAGATGTTTCAAGAAATATAAGATTCTATCATGCAATAAGTAGTTTTACTACAACACTAGTTTCTACCAATTTGTCTGGTAGTAATGTTAAATTTAAAAATACATCAACATCAGTTCCCGGTCTTAGTGGATATAATTACATTGGAGCATATCTTTCAAATGATACGGCAGTGAATCTAAAAGTCGGAGTCTATAATCCATCTACAGGACACATTTTGTTCTACGATAATGTAGATCCATCTGACACATTTACTTTAACTATTACCCCCAATACAAACAATATAAAGCCAAAAAATAATATGGCTGTAGAGTATTCAGTAGCTAATATTACAATAACAGATATATGATAATCTTTTTTGCAAATCCTAATCTGGGAGCAACAGCAGGAATAACTGCGTATGATATAAATTCAGCTGCTCAAAATGCTATTGATATTCTTCAGAATACTTATAATCTTGATGAAATTATAAGTGGAAACAAAAAATTTAACTATACAATTGAACATCAATTGCCCAAGTGGTTGGTTTTACAGGCAAAAAGCGATTCGACAATTAATATTGTCAAATATTTACAAGCATATTATGATTGGATCTTTTCGTCTAATGGTTTAGATTTATATCCAAATTATGAAGATATTCAAAATATCTTCTACATGAATTTTGATTCTCTTAAAGAAACCTACAAATCTTTATTTTCAGACTTTGATTTTGATGATTTTGGAGAGGCTTATGACTCCCAATTAAGAGAATTTTTAATATCTAATAAAAAGAGATTTGTGGTAAATAAGGGTAATCAAGACTCATTTAAATACTTCATTAAAACTTTCTTTGATTCTGTTTTAGACGATTATGCCATAACTTTTGGAGTAAATGATAGTATGATTCTTAATGAAGGAACCCTAAACGGTTCTTATCTGACAGAAGGCCAGAATTATCAAGAATATGCAATAAAACTCATAGCATTCATTCCAGAAAAATATGAAGATGACTTTATTTCTATGATGAAACCAATAGGATTTAAATTTGATCTGGTAAAGGGACAAGTATCGTCTGTATCTTCTACTACAGCAGCAGAGAGATTTAGACCTAATACAATTGAGATATAAATAAAATATGCCAACCCCAAACGACTCAGGAGATAGATATTCTAAAGTTATAAAAGCTTTTATAAAAGGATCTATTGATCAAGATTATTATATTGGTTTTGGGTCTGCTGGAATTGGATATACAGACAAAGGCACAAGAGTTGAAAAAGAAGTTGCCAATGTTTCCAACTATGTAAAAAAAATTAATACTGATGAAATTTCTGGAGTTTTTGCCAGAAATGATTGGGTTCAGGGTAAAAGATTTAAAGTTTACGATAATACTCAACCATCAATTGCTGATAGTCTTTGTTTTAATTCAACAACAAAAGAATTATATCTCTGCGTAGGTGATACAAATTATAATAATTATGCCAAAAGGGATTCTTCCGCTCATAGTAAATTTGCTCCAACTGGAACTGCTGGAACTATAATTGACATGGGAGATGGATATAATTGGCTAAAAATAAATTACGATCCTGATCCTCCATCTTTAAATTATGTCAGAATTACTGGTATAGAATCTCTTGTAAATTTTAGAGGTGCTACCTTAGATGCCACTGGGCCAACAGGAGGAGGCCCAACAGGACTTACCTATGGTACTTGCTGTCTTTATGCCACCGAGCCGTGGATCGAGCCTGTAACAGGAAAAACGTATAATGCTGGGGATATCGTGGCAGCATATAAGGTTCCAAATCGTTGGACCTGTGGGTACTTAGCAAATCAACTTGACTTTGAGGGAATATTCTTACCATCGATAACTACCACCGAACTTGGAGGCTTCTTTAATATAGCTGGGCCTTCTGGTTGTACTCCATGTGGAGCGACGTATGCCAATACAACACTACTTCAATCGTTTTTAAATGGTGGATCTGGCGGATACACGGCAGGAAACATTTATAAAAAAAATACTGATATTTTAACATCTATACCTTCCGGATGTGTTTTGAGTGCAATTTTAAATATAAATCCATCATTAACTTTTTATGTTGATGAAGAAAATCCGAAAATAACTTTAGAGACTGATGGAACTTTAGGTTCTTGCGAAGCATATTTAAAAACAGAATATATAAATTCTGAATCTAAATTTAAAGTAATTGGAGCATATTTAGCCAATCAGCTGACATCTTCTGATTGCACTTACATTGAAGCGACAGATCTAGATACAGCTACGATTACTGTTTCTTCTGGAGAAACAACAAATCCAGCAGAATGTTTAGCGGCTTTACAATTTAATTTAGCACCAATGAATGATGAATCGTATTTTAAAATATACGATGTTCTTCGCGTAAATCAAATAGCAGTATCGACATATATTGATGAATCTGAAATTACTGGCATAATGCCTTATTTTGTAGATCCTGTTAATACTTCTGCATTCCTAATAAAAGGACTGAAAACTCCTTCTGGTTTTAGAATTTTGGGAGATGGTTCAAGAAATTTTGAAAAACCACCAATAAAAACAAGTTCAACAGTGGGAATAAGCGCAATTAGTGGATCTGTTGGATCACTAGATCCTAATTCTAATGTTGTAGATTTTACAAATGTTGTTGATAATTATGTAAACAATAAAAGTCAATTTACTAAAGTAGCAGGATCTTCTAATAGACAATTTGTTTCAGGAACTCCTCTTTCTTTCTATAAACTTTCATTTGGAAATCTTTCTAGTGCAACTGGTACTATAGAAATGGCATCATATGATGCTTATACTATAGGCACTGGAGGAACATATTCGGCATATAATTCTGGTGGATTATTTTCCGAATTTACGATTACTAGCGTTGTTCCATCAACTATAAATATACAAGATTCTACTGTATTGTTTGCTAGTAACTATACTACAATGCTTGGTAATATTAACCTAATATTTAATATCTAACATGACTGCATACCCATTTGACGATCAATTTCCATTAACTAACTATCCTTATTCAAGCAGAACATGGGGTGGAAGCGTTGATGATACGACTAAAAAGAACCATTCAATGGTTGCTTTCAAGGCTGGTAGTAAGCTACAAGCTTCAGAGTTGAACGAACTACAAGAAATTTTATTTCTTCAAAACACTCTAAACATGAATATGATTCATGAATGGACTAGCCACTTAGCAGGAACTACAGCCAAGGGTCCAGCATGGGATGGATCTACTCCTTTGTTCCCTAAGAGCCACCCACAGGGAGGTACAGCACTTCCATTGGTAGGATATACCTTCCATAATACTAATGGGGTTACTCTTGCTTTCAGAGAAGGATGGTATCTTGCTACTCTTCCGTCAGGAATAAAAAATTGGGTTTACAATAATAGCGATAAAACTGTAAGAATTACTCCATCCGCAAGCGTAGAATATTATGCTGGACTTTCTTATGGAGTAGAGTATATTACATGTACCGATGATTCTTCACTCAGCGACAACTCTACTGGTGCTCCTAACACAAGTATTTGTGGAGCCGATAGATACCAGATTAGTTTCTCAAGTGGTCAGATCACTGGTGCATCTGGATTCAACAACGACACATTCAACAGAATTTTGAGTTTTACTGCGGTTGGTTCGACTTTGACTATAAAATATATTAATGGTACTACAATCTGAGGAATTATATGAGTGAAAAGAAACCTTGTAATTGTGCAAATAAAAAGAAATTTTCAGATTCACCTCTACAACAATCATCAATAAAAAAATCCCTGAGCATGATTCAGGGATATGCTATGGCTATGGCATCCCGAGGATTTAAAGATAAAAAAGTTGAAAAAACAGTAAAACAGTTGAGAGTTTTATCTTGTTTTGGAAATGAACAAGAGGGTGGAGAATTGCCACCATGTGCTCATCTTAAAAAGTCTGAAGTTGATGGAAAATTCTTTTGTGGTGCTTGTGGTTGCGGAGATAAAAAAGGCACATGGCTAAATGGTAGCGATGAAGAATATAGTAAATTGGATTATCCAAAGCTAAATTGCCCTATTGGAATGCCCGGTTTTTCCAACTATACTCCAAGTTCTCCACAAGAAGCAGTTGAACCTCAAAGTAGAAAATATTACATCGAAAATATGAATTTGATGGATATTCAAAAAATTACTGTATCACAACCAGATGCTCCACCAGAAGTGGCGCAGATTATCGATAAGATGAACGAAATTTCAAATCAGAATCCAGAATAGAAGTAATGCTGTGCATAAATAATTTAAATGCCACAGCCAAATTCAAGACAATCAATTATAGAATACGCATATAGGCAATTAGGTGCTCCCGTTGTAGAAATAAACGTGGATTACCAGCAGGCCGAAGACAGACTTGATGATGCTTTGCAATTCTTTGCAGAACGCCATTATGATGGGGTAGAAAGAGCGTTTTTCAGTTACGAGTTGACTGAAACTGACGTAAACAATAAGTTCCTGGATACTAATTCGTTTGGGCCTATTGTAGGGGCCTCTGGAAGTGACCCTAACGGGTATGATATTCTTTCTGTTATAAGAGTATTTCCATTTGGTTCTCTGAATAGTAATGAACTATTTGACATTCGTTATCAGTTAGCACTAAACGATGTTTATGGTATTAATACAAATCTTGGATTTGTCAATTCTGCTCCTATAGCAAACTTTGACATAACGAAGAGATATATTAGACTTATCGAAATGATGTTCGACCCAGAAAGAACAATTCGTTTCAATAAAGTCACAAACAAGCTCTATATCGAAACTGATTGGACTGCTATGAAGGCAGGAACATGGATAGCCATTGAAGCTTATATAAATTTAAATCCAGAGATTTATCCCGAAATCTATAACGATAGAATGTTGAAGAAATATTTTACAGCTCTTATAAAAAAGCAATGGGGAGCAAATCTATCTAAATTTGACGGGGTTGCTCTTCCGGGTGGAGTACAACTTCGTGGAGGAACAATTTTTAACGAAGCCGAAAGAGAAATAGCTATATTAGAAGAACAAATTGTATTGGCATATGAACTTCCTCCTGATATGATGACAGGATAATCATGGCACTTAATCCTTATTTCAGATTTCAAGGAACTGAACAAAATGTTGTTGAAGACAACATCGTAGAAATTATTCGCATGATGGGTAAAAATCTATGGTACATTCCTAGAGAAAATGTTAATTTAGACAGATTATTTGGTGAAGATCAATTAAATAAATTTACTAAAGCTTATGTAATTGAAATGTATGTTTCTTCTGTTTCTGGTTTCGAAGGTAATGATACCATAACAAAATTTGGTTTAGAAAACAAAGACAGAGTAAATTTAGTAGTAAGTAAAAAACGTTTTACGAATGAGGTAACTAAGCATAATTCAACCATCATTCGACCAAGAGAGGGAGATATAATCTATTTTCCCCTCTCAAAAACTTTATTTGAAATCAACTTTGTTGAACACGAAGTTCCTTTCTATCAATTAGATAAAAATTATGTTTTCTCTCTCGCGTGTGAAACATTTACTTATTCATCAGAAGAATTTGAAACAGGAAACAGCGAAATTGATACTATTGCTGATATCAAACAAACCATTTATAATTTCTTAATTGGTGCAAATGTAACTGGCTTCACAGCAGCGTATAATCAAACTAATAGAGGAGAAAAATTCTTTGTTTCAGGATCTGCTGCTGGCACTACAGCATACTTTAGAGTTCTTGATTATGATCTTTCCGGAAATACTCTAACAGCAGAAATGATGGCACTGGATGGTGTTACATTTGCTGGTATTACACGAATGACCAGTGCAGTATCAGGTATTACCTATCTGGTAAGAAGTGTAAATACCACTACAAATTACGGAATCGTAAACGATATTCTTGGAGATGTAGCAGGAGAAGTTCCTCCTTTAGATTATCAAAGAGGCTTTACTGGAGTAGGAAGTAAATACGATACTAATATTGTAAACTTTAGCCAGACAGATCCATTCTCTGAAGGAGACTATTAATGTTTAATACTTTTGATAATAAATCAGTAAGAAAATTAGTAGTTGCTTTCGGATCTTTATTTGATCAAATTTATATTACTAGAAAAAACGATACTACTGGTTCTAGTGAAAATATAAAAGTTCCTGTGACTTTTGCATCAAAAGAAAAGTTCTTAAGAAGATTAGAATCGAATTCGTCAATTAGCGATAAAGTAAAAACTCAGATAAATCTTCCTTATATGAGTTTTGAGCTTGGCAATATAGCCTACGACAGATCAAGAAAGAGAAATAAATTAAGAGTATCTTCTTCTGCTGATGACACTTACGCATATAAAACTTTTTCTGAAACACCAGTAGAAATTGAATTTTTAATTTATTTTTATTCTAGAAGTATAGAAGAAGTTTTACAAATAACAGAACAAATTCTTCCATATTTTAATCCCGAATTTAATTTAAGAGTAAATTTCAATGACATTTATAAAGACGTAAATGTTCCTATTTCTTATAGAAATTTTAAATTGACTGATGATTATGAAGGAAATATGGGGTCTAGAAGAATAGTTCTAGGTGCTATGAGTTTTACAGTTAGCAGTTATATATTTGGAGAAATAAAATCTGGACTACCATCTTCTTCCAGTACATTTTCTATTGAATCTATTTCTCAAGATGTAGATGACTTTTTAATACAAACACAATCTATAGTAATTAATTCAGAATTAGCAGAAGATGTATATACTTTTGATTCTGCATTTTTACCCACACGATTTACATGGGAAGAAAATGGAAACTTTTCTGAAGATACTACGGTTACTTTTATTAAAGAATCAACAAATAAAGAATTGATTTCTTTTGTTGTACCATTAGGCACAAAACTTATTAAATCGGGTCAATATAATGAATTAAAAGAAGCTATAATTCGTGAAGAAGATTCGTGCAGTAAAGGTTTAGTAAATGGAACATTTGTTTATAGAATGCGTGTATCGAATGGATATACCAATGCATCACAAACATTTATATACAGAAATATAGATTCTACGGGAATTTGCTAATGGAACAATTGAACGAATTTTTTGATATTGAACAACAGAAAAAACCTACAGAAATAACTCAGCCGCAATCTCAAGACAAGGATTTCGATTACGCCAAGCGTAATATGTACGACATCATTGAGAAATCCAAGGTTGCACTTGAAGGGATTATGAAGGTTGCTTCTGAAGGTGATTCTCCCAGAGCATATGAAGTTGTAACTCAAATGCTGAAAACCATGTCTGAGATTAACAAGGATCTTATAGATC